TTTAATCCAGAACCAAAACGACTCTTTAGTGCATCCTTTTCTTTATCTGTTAATGGTAAGCCCTGACGTTTCTTTTCCAGAATCTTCTGTCTTAGATTAGATGATGCCTTTCCTTTCTTTCCGAATGCATCTTTAATAGCGGCTTTGATATTGATGGCACCAAGCAATAATGTATCTTTCTTCCATTGCTTGATAGTTTGTATATCTGGAACATCAGCTTTCACATTATCATAGATATTTCGATAAGCAAGTCCCATTTCACGAATTTCTCTATTGCCCATAGCACGCAAGAGCTCTTCGATCAATTCATCAGCAGAACCAAATGCCCATTCTAAACCACTAATCTGCTTAGCTTCATCATAAATGCGATCTTTATTTTCAAGTAACCACGCATGCAGATGATCAGCCTGTTGAGTTGTGGCTTCTTCTATAAATGTTTCACGAGGTATTGATGGATTTTGTTGTATAAAATCAATTATATCTCGAGGATCTTGTACATAAAAAGGTGTGTCAGGCATTAGCGAACTCTCTCTAGTGTCAAGGTAACCCAGCCAGAAACATCAGGATATTTCTTTAATCTGACTAGAACATTGATAGTAATCTCGTTTAGTGTTTCATTCGGAGTGATTGTCACATCTTCTGGAATGACTCTTTGCTCATATTTGTAGATAGCTTCTTTGATTTTCTGCTTAATAAGCAGAGCGGTGCCAGGAGTCAATGGTTCAAATAGAAGTTCGCGTAGATGCGCCCCAAAATTACGATTGAGTAGCTTCTCACCTCGATTGAACTTTAATACATTGAGGACAGCATTCTTAATGGCATCAAAATCATAAAGCAAAACAACATCATCTGTAGTTGGATGATGATAAAATGCGGTGTCCAAATCTGAGTAGGTATATTTCTTCATCTGAGTTCCGAGGGTTGATGATATTATATTTATCGAGCCCAACCTCGCATAAATATTGCAATAACCAGCTAGGAAACCAATAGCATGCCCACAAACATTTCAGATTTCATAGCCCAAGCCCAAAAGAGTGGATTCTCACGTCCAAACTTCTTTGAAGTGGTTGTTGGTTTTCCACCAGGACTATCCGGCGGTGCTGGTAATGGGCGATTGGTTACTTTCTTTTGTAAGAATGCCAATTTACCACCGTATAACATTTTATCTTCAAGAATTATTGAAGAGTACATGCCATATGAAGCACCATTCGGAGCTCAATTGGAAGATGTACAGTTAGAATTTTATGTAGATGAGGCGTATATTGTTAAGGATTTATTTGTTAAATGGAGTAATCTAGTTTACAATCAGAAAAATGCAACTTTAGGTTACATGGATGAATATGCCGGAAACATCATCATATCTCAGCTCAATAGAAACTTGGTACCAACATATTCTGTAAATTTACTCATGGCTTTTCCAAAGTCAATTAGTCCAATTATTTTAGATAGATCTGCGACAGATACAATATCGACTATGACTGTAACATTTTCATACAAGTATATTGAAGCTCAGGGTAATGAACCATCACTTCAAAATACTTTGACACAACAACTCGGACAGGGAATATTTGAAGGACAAATTGGTTCTACAATTAGTTCATTGATTTCTGGACAATCAGGGGTGACTAAAGATGTATTCACTGGACTTAACAGTCTGGGTAAGTCGTATGTTTCATTGTCTAAAGCTATGGGTGTCTTAAGTCCTACAGATCAGGCTGGTGTTAGAGCAAGTGATTTGAGTGGCATTCTTGCTGATACAAGAACATCCATTAATCCTTGGGCAGGCACTACATCTCCTCAATACTACAAAGCTGTTAGAACATCATGATAGCAAATTCATTATTAGATAAAATTCGCAATAATCCAAACTATAGTCCTCAGCGCTCTGCTCGTTGGTTCCAGGATCAGATTAGAGCTGTCTATGGTGCAGGACACGTTAGCACCGATAGAATGCTACGAGGCGAAGCTAAGCATGTAAGTGATAAGTTTGGTGTGGGTGATTTGATATTCTACGTCTACGATCCAAAGACTAAAGACAAACTACCTTATTGGGACAAGTTCCCTCTTGTGTTTCCGTTCAGCCAAACTAAAGAATCATTCACAGGCTTAAATTTACATTATCTTCCTCCAATGTTACGTTTTGCGTTAATGAATGAGCTAATCAAAATAAATAACGACATGGGTGCGTCTTGGGAGGTATTGAAGAAGAGTAGTAAATCACAATTGGTTGCACCTTGTGTTAAGCAATATTTGTTCAACCACGTTAGATCACGCTACATAAGAATTCCTCAAGACTCGTGGATAACTGCAGCGCTACTGCCATCAGATAATTTCCAGAAGGCATCTAATTCATCAGTGTGGGCACATTCTAGACGTTTATGAAATATTATCAAGGACGATTCACTCCTAGATATCCTGAGAAGTATGTTGGTGATGTTAGCAACATAGTGTTTCGTTCTAGTTGGGAATTGAAATTAATGAAGTGGCTTGACGAGACAGCTGCAATAAAGAAATGGGCATCAGAGGAATTGGCTATTCCTTATTACAGTCCGAAGGATGGGAGTGTTCATAGATATTATTGCGACTTTCTGATTGAATATGTAACTAAGGATGGACAACAAAAGAAAGCACTAATAGAAGTTAAGCCAGAAAAGGAAACACAACCACCGAAGGGTGGAAAGAATTATCAACAACGTGCGATGACTTATGCAGTGAATCAAAGTAAATGGAAAGCTGCCACTGCATTCGCACAAAAGAACGGAATGGAATTTCTAGTATTAACAGAACATCACTTAGGTATAAAATAAATGGCAATAACCCCCTTTACATTTAATCCGACGCAATTATTGAAAGGTGCAGAAAAACAATTAGGTGATGTAGCTGGAGGATTCACAGGATCAAAAGAATATCCACCTAATGCTATGGGACATCTACATAGTACAATGGCTTTCAGTTTTGTGGTACCAGAATCCGTATCTAACAATTCAAAGCTTGGTGGAATGACTGGGAAAGTCCTTGGACAAGCCCAACAAACAACTGCAGCTAGTAGAATAGGACAAGTTGGACAAGCTATGGAGGGTGTTGGTAGCTTTATTGGAAAGGGCGTAGATTTTCTACCAGGACAATCTGGTAATGCAGAAGCTCTTAAAAATAAATTTGGACAAACAAAAATGAATGTGACTGATTCTCAAGTCATATTACCAATGCCCAATACATTTCAAGTTTTAGATGGTGCAACTTGGGCACCAATTGATGCTGATCCCTCATTTATTGGGTTGCTTACTAAAGTTGCGGGCGATCTTACTCAAGGAGGTGGAATAGATGCTGTTATGGCTGCAGGTTCATCTCTACTAAAAGAAATGACTGGTGGTCTTATGAATAGATTATTGGCTGAAGGTGGTGGAGAGGGATTATATCAAGCATATACCAAATCACTTGAGAATCCATTTACTGATGTGGCTTTTCAATCAATGCAACGCCGAACATTTCAGCTAACATGGCAGCTATTTCCAAAATCTGCTTCAGAAATGATGAGTATAAAAGGCATCATCAACATGTTTCGACTTCATATGCACCCAAACTTAAATGAAGGAACAAACGGTAACTGGTTAGATTTTCCATCTATGGTTATTCCAACGTGCTTGTTCATGGGAAGTCCAAGTCCATTTCTTCCAAAGATAGCAATGTCAGTTATTAATAATGTAACGGTTAACTCATCACCAAATGCTATGTGGACAGTACATAGTGATGGTATGCCACCACACATTCAATTTTCAATTGAAATTCAAGAAACACAACCTCTATTGAAAGAAGATATCGGAGCAGGATACTAATATGCTTGATCACTATCCACTAATTAATTACCCACTTAATACAGACGAAGAGGACACCTTACTATTCTATGTAATGCGTGACCTCTCAACTCGTGTCAACATTATACTAACAGATGAGGAAAAGGAAGAGTACTTTGAACGTGTTGCAATCAAGGATGGAATGCGCCCAGAAGATGTTGCGTGGGAGATGTATGGTAGCGAACATTTATTCTGGACTGTACTGTATGCAAATGAGATTCATGACTATCTTCGTGATTGGTATAAATCAGAACCTCAAGTTACTGAATATGTCATAGATAAGTATGGTGCAGATAGAATGTATGCACTGCATTCTATCACTGATGATTATGGTAATCAAGTGGGAACTGTCAATGAACAAGGTGCAACATACACTGCTAATTCAGTTACAGACATAATCACTGTTACTTGTTTGGGTCATGGCTATTCAGTTGGTGATAAAGTATATCTACATGTTCTAAGTGGCAATGCTATAACAAATAGTTATACAGTGTATCAGACTCCAAACATTGACACGTTCACAGTAGAAGCAACAATTACTTCAAACACTTCGGGATCATGTACTGCTGCTAAAATTGCACCAGATCCTCTTTGGTTATATAATGGTAATGGTGTAACAACATCATCTTATCCATATGAAGTTAGAGGCTTAACTAATTATGAATATGAGATGGTAGAGAATGAGAAGAAGCGACACATTCAAGTGATCAAACCAAAATACATTTCTGATTTCGTAGCTACCTTTAGGGATCGAGTGAAGAATGCCAAGTACTAAGCCAGGCGATATATTCTGGAAAGAATGTAAACTTATCAATGCCTTTGATAATGAATTAGATATCCTTGCTCTAGTTTTAGAGCTGAATCTCTATGAAGATATATACTCACCAAGTTTAAGTGGAGTTGTCACAATCATTGATACTCACAACCTTATTGGTCGATTTCCGATCATAGGTGAAGAGAAACTAAAGATTGAAGTAGAGACTCCAAATAGACAGAGCGAAGATAAGAAGGCTCAGGGATTCACATCTTTCTCTATTAAACAAACCTTTCGAGTTTACAAAGTAGCTAATCGTAAAATCGAAATGAATAAGCAAGTGTATCAATTGTTTTTCTTTTCCGAAGAAGCATATAAGAGTCATGGTCAGGTGTGGTCTTTACCATTCTCTGGCACTTCGGATCAAATCATCAATCAAATAGTCAAAGAGAAATTAGAATCTCAAAAACCTATTGTTACTGGTTCATCTAGTAACTTTATGAAGTTTGTTTCCCCATACTGGAGTCCATTTGAATGTATTAAGTATGTTGCCACACATGCTCTAGCACCAACAACAGCTAAACAAGCAGACTATCTTTTCTTTGAAACCAATCGCGACTACAAATTTGATTCCCTTAGTGTATTGAAAGGAACAGAAGTATCAGAGACATATTATTATGACCATTCTCGAGCTATTCCGGGTGAAGGTGGAAAGACTCAACAGCAAATGATGTTGGAGGAACAAACTGCAGGAATGGGGGGTGATAGTGCGTTAAGTAGTGCTACTACTGACATTTCAAGACAGATGGCGTCAATTATTGATGTTCGTTACATTACTTTAGGTGATTGGGTTGAACGTCTCGATAATGAAGCCGTTACTAAATTGACATTGGTTCATGATCTTGTTACTAAGAAAGTTGATTACTTGAAATATGATATTGAAAAACACTACGATGAAATTACACATTTAGGTGGGGCTCTAGTAGGCACTAGACAAGAAGAACGACAAGATAAGTATCGTCATTACGTCGATGCTCGAAAGAATCCACCGACTATGGATCGTCAATATAACACTGGAGTAGCATGGTCGTATCATCAATCATATGATGAATTGAAAGAGGATTGGAGTGCACAAGCTCGTCACACTCGCAGATCATATCTATCACTAAACGAATTCATTAAGCTAGACATTGACATATGGGGCAATACTGCATTAACAGTTGGTGATTGCATATGGATCAACTTCGGAAAGCTATTGTCAAATCCAGCAGATAAAGATGGACCCAATGATCCAGTGATGACTGGTAAATATATGATTGCTGCTATAGCACACAGAATGGCTCCTAATCAACATCTTATGACTATGCGAGTAGTAAAGGATTCTGTGGGTGTTGATTTAGAAGATTACGTTAGCACGCAATATCCACAGCTCCAAGGCGCAGCACAAAACAAACCACCCGATCCAGCACAGGCTGCATCTAGTGGAAAATCACAACAGCAACAAATGTTAGACGAGCAATTACAGGGGTTTTAAACTATGGCAATGAGAAAGTTTGATCCTACTTTGGATCCTGAAATGTTTACATTGAAGGACACTTCAATTGGGAAAGTAAATGATATTTTAAATAATTCAGCACAGAATTGTGATGTCTTTGGACAAGTTGGTCAGCTTG